AACTGATGGCACAGGTGGGTGGACTGCTGACGCTGGAACTTTGGTAAAGACAACTTCGGACGGAACGCTGACGGCTACGCCTAGTGGGACGTTTACGGTAACGGCTGGGAAAGTTTATAAAGTTACCATGACCGTAAGTGCGGTGAATGGGCTTATTTATTATTATGTTGGTTGGGCGTTTGGGCGTATGTTAACTGAAACCACTTTTACAGATTATATTATAGCTAGGACAACTAAAAAGATAACTTTTAGAGGCAGCGCAACTGCAACCTGCACAATTACATCTCTTTCAGTTAAAGAAATAACAGACGCTACTGGCGGCTTGACTGTTAATGGTGGTGTTACTGTTAGAGGCCAAACATTAGCACCATATTCATCTTTTTATTATCCAGCGTATAGTTTTGCGGGCTCACCTACTACTGGATTTTTCTGGGCTCCTAATGACGGCTTAGGCGCTGTCTATTCGGGAACACAAGTTATGGTCATTACAAGTGCTCTTTTCGGAGTTCTCGCAGATTTTATCCGCTTAGGGGAGTATAGTTCGCACGTTAGATTATATGACGACGATGCAGATATTCTCGCTATCCGAAACTCGACTCGACAGAATATTTTCCGTGTTTACAACACCTACACCGATGCCTCCAATTACGAAAGACTTTCTCTTACGGGTGTCCAAGGTGCAAGTGTAAACATCACTGCCGAAAGTGCGGGGACAGGCTCTGCTAATCTGGATTTAGTATTGACTCCGAAGGGAGATGGAGCAGTAAAAGCTAGTAATATTCAGCCGATTATAGATGATACTTATTATCTTGGGAAAAATGATGATGACTCTCCGCTTGCTTGGAAAGGGGTTATATTAAAAGATACAACTAACGGAAAATATTATCGTATTGAAGTTATAAGCGGTGTAATTACAGCCACAGATTTAACTGATTAAAGAAAGGTATTAATATGACAGAACAAGAAATTAAAGCGGAAATATTTGACATCTTAGTTGAGATTGAAAAGCATCAAGGCGAAATCCATAAGCTTAACGAAATTAAAAACAAGTTATTAATGGACTTGGAGAAAGCAAAGAGGGAAAAATGAAATATACAATTACTTTAACAGAAGAACAGGCGGCGGGATTGGCTTATGCAGTTGACAAGCACAATGCGGAATTAAAAGAAGATAAAAAGCCACTCACGGCAGAGGACTATATTTCCTTTGTTTTCGGTCACGTTTGCGAGAGATACCTTGCGTCTATGCGTAAAGACGAAGCAAAGATAGTTTCTGATAATTTTGTAAAAACAGGAATATGGGAAACTGACGTGGAGGCAATTAAAAAGGCGGAAAAACTTGAAACGGAAGAGGTAAAATGATTTATCTAAAATACTATGTCAAAAATGATTTAGGCGGTTTTGCGGGCAAGGCTTATGCGTTTATAATCCTAATCCACGTTGACTATAAAAACGACAGGGGGCTTTTAGAGCATGAAAAAGTCCACGTCAGGCAATTCTGGCGCAATCCTTTGCACGGATTGTTCTACAGGTTTTCTAAAAAGTATCGCCTTAAATCAGAAGTCGAAGCGTATCGTAAACAGATTGAATACGGTGCAGATATAGACAACATGGCGTGGTTATTGTGGGACAGATACGACCTTGACATAACGCTAGACGAGGCAAAAAAACTTTTAGAGGGTTAATATGGCAAATGTTAAAAAAATAACTCATATATGGAATGAAACTGGATTAACAGTTTATTGTATTATTCGTAAAGATTCAAATTCATATCTGCTTAATAATGCTGACGGTACTTTTGCAAGTGCACCCGCTGACCCGTATATTTCATTAACTGAAGATGCTACCATAAAAGGACTATATGAATTATCAGAAAGCCGCACAGCGTGGGCTGACGATGATTATACGGTTGTAGTTTATAAGCAAGTTGGCGGTTCTCCTAATTTATCAGCAGATACTGCTATAGGTAAGGGAAAGATAGAAATAATAAGTGATACGGAAGTAGTTAATGTAAGCGTGGAAAAGGTTGCGGGCACGGCGCAGACGGCGGGGGATGTTACAGCAGTAGCAAAACTCATTGAAGACATTTTGAGAAATAAGATGACTGTCACGAATGCTACGGGTGCGGTAACGCTGTATGCTGATGATTCAATTACTCCGTTATTGACCACAACATTACAAGATGACTCGACAACTACCACCAGATTGAGGTTGACATAATGATTACTATAAAAGAATTAAACGAAAAGTATCAAGCAATTAATCCGTTATGGAATCTCGCTGGGGTTGAAGCATGGCTTGCGAAAAAGGGAATCGAAAGAGATATTATTGACACTACTATAAAGCAGGCGCTCCTTGATTTTTCCCAAGAGACTTTGCCAGAAACAACTTTTATTTTTGATAATACAAGAAAGGCAAATTCGCTTGCAAAGTATGGAGAGGCGTAATAGAACGATTTGGATTTTGGTTTTAAGGAGGATATATGTACGGTGGATTTTACGGTGACAACAATGCAAGAAAAAAAAACAAGATGCGTCGAAGTTACATTTACAAAAAAACAGTAGGGCGGTAAATGCGGGGCAGAACGAGAACGCTAGTGTTTATGTAATACCTGTTGCGACAGTTGCTACTAAAGTTTAGGAGACAATATGGCAAGATTTATAAAACAGGGCGTTGCAAGAGATGGCGCTGGAAACGTGATAGCAGGCGCCACGATAAGTGTTTATGAGGCTGGAACTACGACAGTTGCCAATATTTATGCGACGGCTAGTGGCGGAACGGCGGTAAACTCAGTTGAGTCTGGAACTGACGGTTCGTTTTCTTTTTACGTAGATGACGGCGACTACGCAAGAACACAGAAGTTCAAAATAGTATTATCAAAATCAAACTATACTTCTCAAACTTGGGATAATGTAATTTTGATGGATGCGTCAGAGGTTGCGGCGGCTGCTGTATTAAATACGGCGGGAACCTCTACATCTGGCAATCTACCGATGTTTAATGATACAAGTGGTCTTTCGGTAGAAGATTCTGGGGTTGCACTAACTGATTTATTAACGAAAGATGATTATGCCGCCCATTCAATTCTTGCCGCTGATACGGCAGGTACTCCCGTTGCGGTTGAACTAGCTGCATCACAGTTAATCGGAAGAAAAGCTACTGGTGAGATTGTTGCGCTATCAAAAGCAGACCTACAGACAATTATTAATGTAGAGGATGGTGCTAATAACTACAACCTTCCCACTGCTTCTACAGATACACTCGGAGGTGTGAAAGTAGGAAGTGGTTTGGGGGTATCTGAAGGGGTTTTATCTACTGAAGAGGGCAGTGATGAAGATGCAGTTCATTTGAGTGAAGAAGCTGAAATTTCTACTCTTTCTGACAAAGCAGCTCCCGCCCTTAATGACATATTCTTAATCGAAGACAGTGCAAGCTCTCCTGCATTTGGTAAAAAGAAAATTTCTTACAACACCATACGGGATTATATTCGGGAAGAAGTTTCGACGTGGACAGGGACTTTTACCAATAAAAGAATTACTAAAAGAACGGTTGCGGTTACTTCTCATGCCACGCCTACTTTAAACACTGACAATGCGGATATAGCAACTATTCTTGCACTCGATACAGACATTACCAATATGTCCACAAATTTAAGTGGGACGCCAGTAGCAGGGGATATGATACTGTTTAGATTTAAGGATGATGGAACGGCAAGAGCTATCGAATGGGGAACTTCTTTTGAGAGTTATCTTGAGGCACTTCCAACGACTACAGTTGAGAGCAAGGAACTTGCGGTATTGTTTCTTTATCGTTCTAAATGGAGTTGTGTATATGCAGGTTCGGAGGCATAAATGACGCAAAAAGACATTGACAGATTACTGGCGGGAAGAAAAGTGGTGGACGACTATCGTAGCGTTGCGGCTTCTTACCGTGAAGCTGACACACTAAGCAAAGTGACGGCGAAAAAGACTGATATTGCGTTAGCGAAAGAAAAATACCAAGACCGTGAAAAGGCAACGGAGAAGATGCACAATGGACTTTATAAACTTGGTTTTGGAAAAGGAGCAGACCCATCAGCATTTGAAAGCTTTATGGAATTTAATAATGATATGAATTTTAAAGTATTTAAAGAATGTCGTCCCATTAAGGGTGAATGTGACTTATGTGTGGGATATGATAAAGACCCACCGTGTAAAGTATATTATAAGGAAAAAGCCTGTATCAATACATTTACTCCTTTGCTAGATGATAAAATATACAAAATATCATTTGACCGGTTCACTGGGAGAACACCATGTCAGGCTTGTCCTCCTGGACATGGCTTTCAACCTGATACAGCTAATTACAAAGAACTGCCTTTTGACGTGGGGTGGAAATAATGGCTACCGAAACTTTACGCCCGAATGATAATGGTGATTTATCACAATGTTATGGGTCTGATTACGACTACACTAATAACTATCAACTGATTAATGAAGAAACCGCAAATGATGCTGATTATGTTAAGGGTGTTAGTAGTCCTTCTGTTGACCTTTATAATATACCCTCAACGGCAATTCCGGCGGGTTCAACAATTAATAAAGTTACTTTTTATGGACGGTTTGCCAGACGTGATTACGGTATTTCAACTGGTGATTGCAAGTTCGCTTACAAAAGTGGTGGCTCAACATATTACAGTTCATCATTAGCGGAGACAACCTCATATAGTGAGTTTTCTTGGGAACAGACGACAAATCAGAAGACATCGGCGGCATGGACAATAGATGATATTAATGCTCTTCAAATCGGCGTTGCCTTGTATTATTATGAGGTGGATAAAAGTAGCTCAAGAGGTCTGTGCTCCCAACTCTGGATAGTTATTGATTATACGGAAAAAAACATGGAAGAAAACAATGCTTGGCTTATGTTCTTTATGAGGTAATTATGATTGACTTTGATAAAAATAGACGATTCAGAAGATTAATACTTGCTTGGATAATGCTGTTGATTACCGTGTTTGTTACGTGGGCATTTATTGACCCACCTGATATTCCACAGCATACAGCACAGGTGATTCTAGGTGTTATAGGGCTTCTGGCTGTCGGCTTTGGATTTTACCAATGGCATAAAAGAAAAGACGAGGAAAAAAATTGACCAAATATTTTCTTATTAGCACGGCGGTTTTGCTTGCGGTAATCGCAGGGCTTTCGCTATATGCAAAAAGTGCGAAATATGAACGTGACTTTTTCAAATTACAATATGAAGTGGCTCACGCCGCAAATCTAGCCAACGAAGAAGCTGTAAAAGAACTGATAAGAGAAAAAGCCAAAACAGAAAGACTGCTAAGCGAAAGAATAAAAGAACAAAAACAGATGGAAGAAACATTCAGAAAAGAACTTGAACAAAGAAACAAAGAAATTGCCGAATTGAGAAAGCATGAAGAAGTTGCTGATTGGCTTGATAGCCCTGTGCCTGGCCATTTTATTGACTGGCTGCGTGGGCAAGCCGATAATAAAAACTGAAGTTGTTAAGGTATATCCGCCTGCGAGTTTTGTTCAGGAAATAAAAGAACCTGAACTGCTCGAATATCCTGGTAAGTTGACAACAGGCGAATTGATTAATTATCTTTGGTTGCGTGGTGATTTGTATAGGAAAGCGTTTCAGGAAGCTGAAGCGGATAAAGCAAAAATAAAAAAATGGATGGAGGAATGATTATGGACATTGTAGGGGCGTTTTTAAAAGGTTTTTTGGGTGGTTTATTTATCGGTGCAAGCGGAATTATCGCTATCTTGATAGTGGTGTATAAGAACAACAAACAGAAGATTTTGGACTGGCTTTCAACTCACTAGGAGGTTATGGTGGATGGTATTGTAATTAGTGGGGTAATTGTAAATGGCTCTTTGCTTGGGCTTGTGGTGTTTTTCTTTGTGCGGTGGATGAACAGGGTCGAAGCCGATAGGAAAGAAGATAGGGCATTAGCGGAAAAATATAGAATAAAGGACAGGGACGAAGTAAGAAGGATAGTTGAAGTCGTTGCTGACAGGGCGGAGCGCACCGCTAAGGCTATTGCCGACAAGGCAGAACTGACATCAAGGGATATAAAAGAGAGAATAGAAGCTAATAGGTTGTTTTATGCACAATCTTACTCTGATATTAAACAGGTAAATATTGACTTTAAACACTCAATAGATAAACTCGCTGATAAGGTAGGTGTTCAAAATGGCAGAATAAATAGACTCGAAAAGGATTTAGCGGCGCAAACCGCCATTTGTGTTGAAAGAAACAAAAAGAGAAGTGCATAAGAAGAACAGGAGGGAAAGATGAGCTTAAGGGATTTAAATGCTAAGATGCCTGGTGCGCCAAATTTCCAGTATAAGGAAGTCATCGAATCTTATGAAGCTACTCGGCTTGGTATTGACAACACTCCAAACGAAGAACAATGGAAGAACGCCGAGGAAACGGCTAGGGTAATTCTTCAACCTATTAGAAATAAATTTGGTCGCTTGAGGGCTAGTTCATGGTTCAGGTGTCCGCAACTGAATACCGCAGTTAAATCAAGCGATACTTCTCATCATTTAACAGGTAGGGCGGTGGATAAAAAGCCGTTGGTAGCGTCTGTGACTCTGATGCAGGTATTGTGTTTTGTTTATGATAATTTGCCTTTCCGAGAACTGATAGCAGAATTTTTTCCTCATGGTTGGGTTCATACGGCATATGTAAAAGGGGACAATTCCAGAATATTGAAGTTGAAAGATGCTAATCATCATTATTCAATAATAGACATTGATTACTTAATAAAGTTATACGGAAGGTAGGAGATTTAATGCAGCAGGGCGCTGAAGATTATAATAGCTGGGCTGGCTTCTTTTCCTATAAACCGACGCAGGTATTGCATTGGCTGTTAAACAGTCCGTGTAAAATTACTTGCCTTTTTACGGGCAATCAATTCGGAAAGAATGAGACTGCAGTAATGGATTATATCTTTTCTATTTTAGGCTGGCACCCCAATAAAAATAAAAACATTACAGATTCAGATTCAGTAAGAACTTTGCGGTTTGCGTCCCAAACTCTTCCAGGGGAAAAAGAGGAAGACGAGGTAAGGAATACGCAATATCCGGCTTTTAAACGAAGATTCCCGTCTACACTTATAGAGAAAGAAATAACAGCAAGAAAGCCAGTAATGACAGTAAAAGTTCCTACGGGTAAGAATGTTAATATAGAGTATGTTTCATTCTCTCAGGATGTTCAGGCTGGTGCTGGCGTACAACGCAGAAGAACCTGGATTGATGAAGAATGCAATAGGGATTTTTTTGATGAACAAATCCCCCGCCTACTGGCTGCTGATGGGGATATACTGTTTACCTTTACCCCAGTCCCTGGTGCTATCGGCTGGGAATTTGATGAATTGTATGAAAGAGCAAAGTATATATACAGAACAAAAACCGTCAGAGATAGAATATTTCAGCGCACAGGAGAAACACTCCCTGAATGCGAAATAACAACCAGTAAGGACGATATATGCGTTATTATGGCTGCTACTGATGATAATCCTATTTATGAGGATTTAGCCAAGAGACGGTCTGAAATGGTAGGTAAACCTGTTACGGCTAAAGAATACATAGACTCCATGTTTGATATGTATGATGATGAAGATGTTGTAGACGCAAGGCGCTATGGTTTATTCAGGCAATTATCTGGTAAAATTTATAAATCATTTACGCAGAAAATCCATGTTATAAGACAAGAGGAATATTTTCCTCATGGCGTCCCTGAATACTGGAAGCATTTTAGGGGGATAGATTACCATACGTCAAATCCGTGGGCGTGTGTATGGCTTTCTGTTTCTCCGCAGGATGAAATCTTTATCTGGTGCGATTACTCAGCAAGTCCGCAGCGTATGATAACCTATGATATAGCCCTGAATATTGCTCAAAGAAGTGGAAATTATAAATATCTGTTAAACTTAATTGACCCATTGGCAAACAGCAAACAGGTTAATACTAACTTAACCACAGTAGAAGATATGAATAGATTTTTTATCCAGTTCAAAAAAGACGGTGTGGGAACTGGTGGGTATTGGCAAGGATGGGATACTAAAGGCGGAAGGGGCAGAGAGGAGATGACGAAGCGGCTCCTCAATTCCTTGAAAGTAGGCAAACCATTCAATAACAAAGTTATCACAGGCGAAGGGGATATGCAGCGAACTACCATATTGCCGACTATATGGATAACTGATAATTGCACTCATCTTATTGATGCCATGAAAAACTGGAGATTAGAGGAATGGGGTTCGAGAGAGATGTTGAGCCGTAATGACCCGAAAGAGGCGGCGCAACGTAAGTGGTCGCACTTTCCTATCACTGTGGAATCGATGTTAAAAAACCCTATGATTTCAAATGCAAGGTGGGGAGTTGTTACTGGTAAGCCACTAAAGAGAAAAACCTATTTTTAGAAAGGAGTCTATCATTCCGTTATTTGATTATTATTGCAAAAAATGCCTAAAGAAGTATGAGGTCATGGTTCCTTTAGCTAAGACTGATGACAAAATAAAATGCCCTCGTTGCAAAAAGAACTTGATTAAATTAATAAATCGTGTATCATTCATCCTAAGATAGGACATTAATATGGCAAAGAAAAAGGCAAGAGACTTACAATTCGGGGAATCAATCGAAGCTAAGGTCACAGGGCAGATAGTTGAGGAGTTCCAGACAGCCAAAAGAAACCAGAAAAATAGCTTTGATGATTTTGAGAAAGTAATTGACATCCTTGAATGTGAGCGCACCGAAAAGGACTATGAGTGGCTATCTGATATTAGTATCCCGGAATATGCTTCTATTTATAATACGGAGGCATCCCAATGGGCTAATCAGTATTTCCCCTCAAGAGACTTTGTTGATGTCTATTTAGACGGTGAAACAGAACTAAGCAAGAAAAAGGCTTTTGCAGCAAAAAGCTTTATAAATTCAATGCTTAATGTTCGTAAGATGTATCATTACCAAAAATACATGAAAGCCCGTTCTATCAATAGCACTTATGGCTGCGTTTATGCGGTATGCTCATGGAAACAGAGGATACGGCAGAAGGAAGTCTTCGAACCACAAAAAGTATTGGCTGGGTATGAAGAAGATGGCAGGCCTGTATATGCTACTAAGATTGTTCCACGCATTGAAGAAATCGTAGAGGAAGATAGATTTCATTATGAAGTACCTGACCCAAGAAATGTTTTTACTGATAGCAGTTACGTTTATTCAGTTCAGGAAAAGGAATGGGTAATAATCAGGGCTGAAATGTCTTACGAGCAATTAGTTGCCAGTTCTGCCGACAACGGGTATATTAATCTAGACGAATTAAAGAAAATATCAGTAGGTGAAGATACCCAGTCAAACAAACTTGCTAGGGGGCAGGAAAGAGAGAAAGATAAATCCCAATTAAAACGCTTCGACATCCTTGAAAGATTCGGATTGATATGGGCGATTGTTGAAGAAAGAGATGAAGATGGCTACCCTGTAAAAATGAAGCCAGCATATAATGATAGAGGCGAAATAGACGAGAGTGCTGAACTTGTAGAGTCTATCGTTACCGTAGCTATTTATGGTAATACTTCCACTTTAATCAGATTTCAGCCAACACCATTTAGAACTTCTAAAAATGTCCCTTTCAGACCGATAATCAGGGGTCTGAATTATATTCATGCAACCAAAGATGTTGGCATGAGCGACGGGAAATATGCCAGGGAATTACAAGTAGCTATTAATGATACGCTTAATTTGTCCAATGACCGTGTTAAATTAGCTACAATGCCGACATTAAAAGTCCGCCGCCATGCAATGGAAGATAATGATTCCATTTATTTTGAACCAGAACATATGATGATGGTAGACAATCCTGATGATATAACAGAATTTAGAATCAGCGATAATATCCAGGGCGCTCTTATGCAGGCGCAAATGTTGATAGGGAAAATGCAACAGGTCAGCTCAGTTTATCCAACTACAATGGGCGACCTTCCAAGAATGGCAACCACCACGGCAACGGCGGTACAGGGTGCATCCAATCAAAACAGTTTAAGGTCTAATTACAAAGCACTCACTTTTGAATACACTTTCTTAGTAGAGTTCTATTGGGTAATGTTACAGATGGGCTATCAATTTATGCACCCCAAAACTGCCATAGCTATTATGGGAGAAAATGCACAGTTCTTTGACCCTGAAGCGGATTATCATTACCAGCCTGTAAGTTCCAATATAGAAGTAGAATACAACAAAGCCCAGAAGGTGCGAAATATAGACCAGATTATAGGAAGATTATCTGGTTTAGTCAAGATTATGCCTGGTACAATCTTTGTAATTATAAAACTTCTTGAAATGCAGTTTGAGCTTTTGGGGCAGGAGCAACAGACAGTAGTTCCGTTGTTGAGAAAGATTATTGAAATGGGTATAAATAAAGATGAGCCACAGGGAGAGCAGATTGCCGACCAGGAGCCAATACAGACTAGTAACCAGTATGGTGTGCCTGTAGGTGGACTGGAACAACAGGCAAGAGAGGGGTCTGGTCTATGACAGTTTTAGCGAAAGAAGAAGTAGATAGTTTTCTTGAGAAATACAGGAAACGTGGTGAGCGTACCCTGTCTTTGTTAGGAAAGCTGAAGGGCTTTATTGATGCTAAAGACACGGAGTTCGGCAGGGAATTTTTATCAGACTTGATAGTAGAACATGAACGCCTGCTTGATAAGATAGCGGCGTTTGAGGCGACAGAAGAAGAGAGGATGGAATACAAAGTAGTTCGTAAATTGCTTCTTAGGTATAGTGAAAAAATCAATATCTATCATGAAGCAATTAAGGAAATAAAAACAAATACGAAAGGAGATAAAGTATGAGCGAGAAACAGACCTTAGAAAATCAATCCCCGTCTGAAGGCGGCAATGATGATTTTACTTCGTCTGAAGAAGTTCAGGATTTATCAGCGAATGATGAAGGTTTAGAAGGTCTCCCTCAAGAGCATCAGGATGACTCCCTTGAAGAACAGCGAGAGCGTTCAAGGCTTGGTCGTAAAGTTGCGTCCTTTGAGCAAGAGATAAGTGGCTTAAAACAGACTATATCCGAACTTACTTCGATGTTGGCTACAAGACAGGATGGTACCAGGGCAATGGAGCAACCCATAGAGGATGCACCCCCCGTAGATTACATATCCACTCCAGAAGATTTAGAACGCTATAATCAATGGAAGGAAGCCAAGATGAGTAGGCAGCGGAATGAGTACGCAAATCGGTATATTCATAGCGTAAAATCTATGAGTTATATTAACCCAGATTTACACGCAGATATTGAAGCCGAATTGTTTACCAATGTTGATGAGTATCCGACCTATAGTGGTCATACTGACCCTGTTGCAGATGCTGGGCGGAATTATCTGAAGGCAGAAAATAAGCTTCTAAAAATGAAGCTTGTAGGGGGGCAGGCGCCACAGGCTAATGTAAAAGGCGGAGTTCATCAGCCCACAGGGTTGTCAACTACTTCACAGGTTAGTCAGGCACAGAAACCACAGGTTAAGTTAGACCCTTATGCTGAAAAGTTTCTACGTGCTTTGGGTGAAGATACAAACTCTGAATGGGTTCAAAAATCGCTGGCAAGAAAAGAATGAGTCGTTTAAGCAGAAAAAAACCTTCAAGACGAGTGAAGGGGTCTTTTGAAGATGGTGGTAAGTGGCTACGTTGTTGGAATTGTGGCTTTCATCTCGATATTACGAAAGTTTCTACGGGAACTGGAAGCGGTATCGTGCATAGAGAGTTTTCTGACATCCCCATGAGTCCAGTATCATCAGGCGACCCGAAATTGGTACAATTATATTTGGATACATTTAGTACGGTAGGTGGTGTAATACAGAATGGGGCGGATAGTGAACCGATAACGGATTATTATTTGCCGAGAAAACCAGTTGCGATAGGCGGCTGCCCATTTTGTGGGACAAAGAACTTACCGTAGTTGATAAGGAGATAATATTATGAGTTTGGGATTTGAGGTAGTATATAGCCCTCAGAAGCCTATTTGGGTTCCTGTAAACGGGACTGCAACTCTTGCTCATGGAATGATGGTGTACTATGGACATAGGACGCCTACCGATACTGGCGGTGTTATCGTAATGCCTGCTGCGTCAGGCGCTGGTGATGCTACGAATTTCCATGTACCGTTTGGTATTGTTGTTGGCGACAACAATGCTACACCTACATATTCAACACTGGCTACTGCTCTTATTAAAAAGCAAATCATTACTGGTGTTAATACGGCGGATGGTCAGTTAGCGAGAGATTGGCGTCTTGTAGAGGGCGGGATGTACGGTAAGGGAGACCCGCAGCCATTAGTTCAGGTTGCGAGAATTACCCCTGAGACCGTTTTGAAGGGTTATTTTAGAGGTAGTGCTACTGTAGGTACTACGGTTATTACGGAAACAACTGCTGTCAGTGATTTATCTACTACTGGTGCAACATTTGCCGAATCATTTGGTTTTACTGGCGTGGCGCAGAACTCGACTCTTTGCTATACAAGCGGAGCGAATGCAGGTATTTATCGTGTGCGTACTGATACTGGTACGACAGTTACGACTAATACGAGAGCATTCCCTTATACGCCTAGTGTTGGTGATAAGGCGAAATCTGTTAATGTAAAGCAGGGTATTTGCCGTATGAATACCGATACGACTTATGGGCTGTGGATTGATAATACCGCAGAATTAACCTCTGATTACTATGTAATTAACGTGCTAGACATTAACCTTACTGGTGAACCTGGTACGGAATACTGCATCTTTCATTTCTTGAGTGATGCGCTTTCTCCGACCAATACAGCCAGATTGACAACTTAATAGGAGGTATGAATTATGGGAAATCCTCTTACTAGCTCACAATTTATGCGACTGCTTGATGACAGGCTCCGCAAAGTGTATGTGGATTCTTTCCAAGAGCTGCCTTCTATGGTTGACAAGCTTTTCGGCGTAATAAAATCCGACAAAGCATGGGAAGAGTTCTATGGTGTTGGCGCAGTTCCTGATATTCCTGCGTTCAATGGACTGCTTGAATACCTGAGTGTTGCTCCGCAATATTACACCAGAATCGAACCGAAAGAGTTTGCTGGTGGTATTCAGATTGAACGTAAACTGTTAGACGATGACCGCTATGACGTTATAAAAACACGTCAGAATGGTCTGATAAATTCTCTCTATCGTGTGAAAGAGAAATACGGCGCCCAGGCTTTCGCTTATGCCTTTAGTTCCGCATTGACCTTTTCTACGAGTGAAGAGGGAACTGCCCTGTGTTCATCTTCGCATACAACCAAGAGTGGAGCTTCTACTGCTACTGGTTTCTCTAATGCGGGTACAACTGCATTGAGCAAAACTGCGATAGGTGCAACCAGGGTGCTTATGAAAAGATTCAGGAATGAAATCGGTCAGCGTATCGTTATTGAACCTGACACGCTTATCGTTCCTGATTCCCTGTATGATGCAGCCTGCGAAGCCGTAGGTAGAAATGAGACTGGAGCTTCCTCTGACCGTGACCCTGATTCGGCGGATGGAAAAATCAATCCCCAGTACAATAGGTGGACGATAATTCCGTATCCACGTCTAGACGATTATGATACCAATAACTGGTTCATGGTTGATAGCAAACAGATGAAAGAATATCTGTTGTGGATTAACAGAATTGACCCCGATATTACTACGGAGAAAGATTTTGATTCCATGATGTTTAAACAGGCGGTTTATGCTCGCTTCGGCTATGGATTTACGGACTGGAGGTTTATATATGGAATGGCGGTATCCTAAATAATATCGGATACATAGCGTTCTTTGACAATTAGTTGTTGCCAATTACTCAACCCGTAAGTATATTATACTTAACGATAGGGAGGTATGATATGCTTACGGACGAGTATATAGCAGGTTTCTTTGACGGTGAAGGTTGTGTGATGATTAATGCGGGCGGACGGTGTACAGTTACAATAACACAGAAAAATCCAGCTGTATTATATCTCATACAACAAAAGTTTGGTGGTAATGTTCATAAGAAACACATGAAGTTTTCTGAATGTTATCATTGGCGGTTAAGTAGCAAAAACGAAATTCTTCCGTTCCTAGAGCGAATGAAAGACCTTTGTTTCTGTAAAAAACAGGAGATTGAATTGGGATTAGAAGCTACGCATTTGGTGCGTGAAAACAATGATGGTTGTAACCCTTTATCATCTGGCGAATATGCACAGAGATTATCAATTCGGGCGAGAATGCAGGCGTTAAGACCAAAGAAAACTTTCTGTTCATTATCTTCGCAGGAATATCTTTACCGCCAAAAAGTAAAAGAAGATGCTAACTGGTTATGCAATAAGTGTGGAATGGATTTAAAAGATATACGTATTCGTGACCAGATTGTCAGCGAGGAAAAATTATGGTGCCGTGCTTGCGCTGCTAATAGAACGAACCATAAACCTTTAAAGCCTATTACTAAAGAGCGTATTGAAGAAGTGTTGAATACGTATAATAGTCTAGACGAGGCGTGTAAGGTTTTAAATATTGGCAGGTCGGCGCTGTTTAAAAAGCGCAAGGAATTTGGGTTACCACAAAGAATTGCTCTTAGGGGCAAAAAGCGTGGTACATACATAGACAAGTAGGTAGGGGGGTAACTCCTAAAGCCCCCCTGCTGAATAAAGTGTAAGCGGAGGTGTGGTTCTTCTGGGCGGTGCATGGGAGATAACCCCGATAATGTTCGGGAATAAGACAGGGCAGCGTCACTAATGTAAGGAGATTTATTATGGGTTTAACAAATTTTCCGAATGGGATAATGAGTATGGATGTGCTATGGATGCGACATCTGATTATTATAAAATAAAGTGCGGTGCCGATTTCTGGTGCGGCTATGTAAAAGGATTGGGGAAAAAGATTACTGTTCATGGCAAGTCAACAATAATGAAGACAGTAGATGGCTTAGTCTATGGATACGATATAAAGCAAAAATAGAAAGGAGTAATTTTTCATGGAAGAGCAAAGTAGCGAAATCAGTTTTTTTTCTGAAAGCGACATGGTAGTAGGGAAGGATGGACAAAAGAGGATAGCATCGGAAATGCCTATCTGGTACAATAGGCAGATGCTTGACGAGCTTTCGGAAGATATTAGAATGGCTGAATTTGAAATTAAATCTGGCAGAATTAAGGATACCAAGCTTAGTGAGGCAAAAGAGAGGTTGAAAAAACTTCAAAAGAGAATGGATGAAGTTGAAGAAAGTATGCCCAAGCTTGATGCCAGGACAAAAGACTTCCTTGCAAAAGCCCGAAAAGACTTAGGAAAAGAGATTGCGGCCAAGATGTTTACCCGTTCTGATATGAAGAAAGGCTTGGCGGATGTGCATGAAGAAGTGCGGCGGTCTGAAGTTCCGTCTATAAAGCTGACAGGTGAAATGATGAAGCTTGCTAAGGCAAGTAATGTTACTCCGATAGATGGGAAGGTATCAAGAACACAAGCGGAAAAGATGTGGAAACTTTCCAGTAGGGTCTTGGATGAAAACAGCAATACGGAGGTGTTGCGCAGGGATTAGGAGAATAAGGTATGGACGGGAAGCAGTATCTTTACCAATTAAGAAACTTATTGCAGGAAGGAGAAACTTCTTCGTTCCTTGATACACGGACATCGTTTGATTACATATATCAGGCGGCGTGTCAGTTTGTTATTGAAACAAGGCTCCTTACGGCAGAAACAACTTTAACAACTGTTGCTGGTACGGCTGATTATGACTTACCAGTAGATTATCTTTCATTGTATTTGCGCAATTCAACCAATGAGTTTGTTATCAAATACTATGATGGTGCTAATTATACATTCCTGACTTACAGGGATATTGCTTCTATGTGGATAGACAATCCTACGGAAGGGAAGACTATACCTGATAACTTTGCGATAATCGATGGAGATACGCCCAGCATTGTTACAGGGACAGCTTCGGCGGTTGGCGCTTTAACTAATGGATACACTATTCTTACGTCTTCTACGTCAACATTTATCGCCAGCAAAGTATCAGTAGGAGACCAAATACATAATACGACTGACGGTAGTGATGGAGTTGTTATCGAGGTAATAGACGCTACCCATCTAAAGACTGCCATGTTTGGTGGGACTGACAATGACTGGACAAGCGATGATGCGTTTATTATTACGCCCCAATCCAGAAAGCAAATAAAGTTCAATGCCTATCCTGATACGGCTGGACATACTGCTACACTTCCTTACATTCAAAAGCCAGACCCAGTTTATACAGCTTACGGGAGTTACAGGTTCCCTGCTGTTTATATGCCTGCGGTGCTTCATTATGCGGCGTGGCTCTACAAGTATAGAGATAGGGAGCCGAATTTTGGTGATTCATGGTATAAGTATTGGGAAATGTTTTTGCGAAAAGCGAAGGCGAATGAAGACACCCGACCTGACAGGCACAAGTGGCGGGTGAATATGAAAAAGCGCACCTTTTTTGACAGGAGTATGCGTTAATGGCTGATAGAGATAAAAGTCTGACGCCTTTTAATTTTCCTTTGAATGGGCGGTTGATTACCAAATTGGATGGTACTTTACTTCCTGATAGCCATTTTCAGGTATTAGAAAACCTGAGATATAACGATGGCGGGATTGAAGCTATTAGCGGCGGTATGACAAAAATAAACGCTACTGTCTTACCTAAATTAAAAGTCCAGAATGGTTTTTTCTTTAAGAAAGCCGCGCCTAATACAGAGAGTCATATATTCATTCAGGTAACAAACCCTGCGGATAAAACGTCCGCTATTTACAAAAGTGACGGGAGTGATGCCTCAGTTCCTGAGGAGACCACCTTTTCGCTATTCCATACGTTAACCTCAGATAATACAGTTTATTTCACGGAAGCACCCGACCAGAGCATAGTTTATTGTAATGGGATAGGTAATTATATATGGTCAGGCGAAGAATACAGGTGCGGGAAATTTATCAATTTCGACCCTGGCGGAAGTTTCAGTTACGATTATACAGTTCAGGCTAATAACAATATAACCAATGCGGATAATGTATTTACGCTTTCACGGGTTTTGTCTGGTCTTCTGCCCACTACGGAAGGATTATGGAAGTTTGACGATAATTTGAATGATTCATCTGGCAAGGCAAAAACGCTTACTGGGGTGGGGACGCCGACTTATACTACTGGACTTTTCGAAAAGGCTTTAGCCCTCAATGGAAGTTCCCAATATGTTTACCGAGCATCTGATGCTGATTTCGATATGTCTGGTGGGCAGTGGACTTTCGATGGACGTATTTATGTTACCTCATTGGCTACGGAAAGACCAATATGGTTTTGGAAAACAGATGCTGATAACTATGTAAAATTGTTCGTGACAACTGGTGGAGCGATTTCTTTTGTCATTTATGACACGGGAGACAAAGTTGTGGAGCTTACCACTCCCGATGGCGTTGTCGCCCTTAATACATGGACTTATTTTGAGGTAGCCGAAGATGGAGATGTTTGGTATTTATATGCGGGGACATCAGGGCTTGCTACGTTATATGATATAGATGAAGAAAATAATAACAGGGCGGTGTTATATTCAGAAAATTTTACTTTAGGATATGATGAAACTACTTACTTTGCGGGATATATGGATGAGTTTAGGTTCAATTCTACGATAATCCATACTGAGCCGTTCCAAATACCTATTACCGCTTATACTGACGAATATGGTTCCCATGTTTATGTTGGCTCTACCCGCCCAATTTCTGGTGTAAAATATTATGTGGATACAGCTAACACTACTACGGGAACTGTAGTTGGATATTATTGGGACGGGTCTGCGTGGGTCTTGTTAAGTTCATTAGTGGATGGTACCGCAACTGCGGGGAAACCACTAGCCAAGACAGGCTCTATTACTTTTAGTAGTACTGTTGATACCGCTAAAGTGAAAGTTATCGAAGAAAATATTGCCTACTTTTACTACTTCGTTTTCTATGGGATTGATGCGACCACTAAACTAAAAGAAGTTACTGTTTACGCTCCGCCTCAAGAGCTAGTGGATATATGGGACGGTACGCCGAGACAGGTATATTCGTGTATAAGAAGGCTTCTTGGCAAATCAACTGATTATACACCAAACGTATATGCGTTAGATTACAATGCCAACATTGATGATACGTATGTCTCAATCGGCGGCCTTACATCATCGGGCTGGCTGGCATTCGGTTTTAATGAAAGGGTATCTGCCATAAAAATATTTATGGGGGGAACTTCTGTTAATGAATATGTTCGAAGTCTTTCTGTCCAATACTGGAATGGTAGTGAATGGACATCAGTCGGGAGTATTGAAGATGGAACTTCGGTAAATGGAAGAACTTTAAGCAGAACTGGTATAATCTCATGGAATGCTCCATCAAGAGTAAATGAGTTTCCTGTCAGTGTTGCTAATAGTTCTAAGTGGTATTATTACAGGTTAGTACCGTCTGGATTCCTATCAATAAAGGTAAGGATTGACCATGTTCAGGGGATACCTGTTCAGTCTGAAATTCCGCCCTATCGTTATCCGCTATTATGGCAGAATAGATTGTGGTTATTGAACGACCAATCTAAGGCGGCTAATGCTGCATTAGGCAGTAGCTATGGGACTGCTTGTGTCTTTAATGGGACTGATAGTGGGTTGTTGCTGTTCGGCGGGTCTAAGGGGCTTACGGCAGGGGCGACCCTGTTTACAAGATTCGGCGGGTCATTGTATGAGAATATGATAGTCTGCAAGAGTAATGAAACATATCTTGTTGACGGGGTTTCTTTTACAGGAGAATATGCGTTTGTAGTTTATCAGGTATCAGGCGTAAGGGGGTGCATAGCTCCGCTAACAATGAAAGCCTGCGATACAGGATACGAAGTTGCGGCGGGTGTTACAAAGCATGTGCTGACTTGGTTATCCAATTCTGGCGTGGTAATGTTCGACACCAACTCAATCATTGAAGTGTCTAGTGATGTAGATGATAAAGTGTCCGTGGGTGTTCCAGGGGGTATATCTTCTACGTTGGCTTCTTCGTCCTTTGCCTTTTATGATGCTACGAGGGGCGAATATCATTTACTGATTCCTACGGGAACTACGCCAACTTACCTTACAGAAGAACTTGTTTATGATACTATCAGAAAGAGATGGTATAATATAAAGAGGGGAACAAAGTATCTATGGTGCGGGTTTCAGGTAGAAGACAGCAGCGGGAATGCTTATGTATATGGCGGGACTGGTGACGGATATATTGAAAGACTAGAAAATGGGACTACCTTTGATGGTGTTGCTATTGCATACAAGTTTAGGTTACCCGACTCTTTACTTAACCAATCATGGGATACAAGAAAAGAAATAAGGCAAATCAGGCTTGTGGGCAAATGCAAGACTACAACTACGCAGACCGTTGCGGTAACGCATTATGCTGATGGAAATACAACGGCGTCAACTCCCGCTATAATTCCTTTTGCAAATAATAAAGCAGGTAGAAGATTTTATAAATTTGTAAGGTCTGTATCTTTAAGAGGATGTACTCACAGTCTGGAGTTTTCCATTTCCACGACTAATGAAAGTGGAGGGTTCGCCCCCTTATATGTAAGCGGACTTTATAAAGTAATTGATTATGATATGGAGGAGACATGAGTTTAATAGGCGATGCTCAGGCGTTTATAAGAGAACAAAAATACGGGCAGTCAAGGCAATTACCGCCTAGAGGTGGAAGCCCACGGGCGCAGCCTAGCTACATGACCGCTGCTTTGGAATCTCCTGGTGGATTTCAGACACAATCTGTTGAACAGCAATATGATACCACAAAGCAACAGAGAGAGGGAAAGCCTAAGGAAAAGCCTAGCGGTATACTGAATATGCCCGCCCTTACCTCACCTTTGAATCAGCAAATACCTGAACTTTCTGATTTGGAAAAAGCAAAAGGATATTTGGGCATAGCTAGAACTGGTGTCGAAGCTGCTAATCTTGCAGTAAAGGGGATAGATAGTATAGCCGATACTGATTTAGGAGGTACGGTAGGAGACACTCTAGGTAGCGTTGGGGCAGCGTTGAAGCCTGCTGCTGCAGCATTGAGTGCTTATAATATAGCAAGAGGGAAAGGAACTCCAGAAGATTATAAGGCTGTTGGTATGCAGATAGGCAGAGCAGCCCCCGCTGTTATTGATGCTATTACTTCAGTAACGAGTTTAGGTTCTAATATCCCAGCAATTAGCGGGTTTGGCGGTAGCGGTAGTGCAGCCGCTGCAAGCACTGCTGCAAGTTCTCTTGGGTCTACTATTGGAGGCGTTGTGGGCGGGATTTCAAATGTGGCTGGTTATAATGCGACAAGAGAATTAGCTGGGGCAGCATTTGGGATGGGAGCCAGAACAATGCAAAAAAGTGGACACAAAGAAACACGCCGAGCTGGACAGCAAATGAGTACATGGTTAGCACGCCCGATTTCCGAGAACGCTTCTCTAGCAATGGCATCACAACATATAACAAGAAACATTGCAGATATGTTTGGCAAGGATAATCCTGTATCTAAGTTCTTATATACTGACCCTTATGTGCGGTCAATAGGTAGAGCGATTGGGTACTTTACAAACCCCGCTGCTGGCATTGTAGACTTATTTAAAGGTAGCCAACGAAAAGCTATAAAAAATGAATTAAAGAAAATCCAGAAAAACCCAGCAACTAGGGTTGGGGCAGCAATTTTATCTGGTGGTCTCAGCGAAATATTTTGTTTTGCTGAAGGCACGCCTATTGAAATGGAAGACGGAACTACCAAACCAGTAGAAGAAGTAAGGATAGGCGATTTCTGTAAAGGCGGTGGCTTAGTTACGGGTTATGGAGTTTGCCTGTCTGGAGATATTTATGACTATCAAAACGTCCATGTAACAGGCTCCCACGCTGTATATGAAGATAGAAAATGGATAAGAGTAAAAGATAGTAAGATTGCAAAGCCTGTAGTTCTTGATGACGTGATAAAGGTTTATATTCTGAATAATCTAAACCACTTACTGATAGTGAACGGGATTATCTTTGCCGACTTTGGTGAAGTTACCAATAGCGGACATATGAATGACGATGAGAGGTTGGAATACTTAAATGCTCATTGCAGAATTTAATCCTGATAAGCATTATAGTCAACTGTGCGACCTTTGGAAAGAGCATAACTGGTGCCCTTGCCCCCTTGATGCTATACCGAAAGAAAGCTATATTGCCAAAAACAATGGAAGTATACTGGCTTTTATGGCAATGTATGTAGACGAAAAGACTATTGCCGTAATAGACTGGGCGGTAAGTAACAAGATATATCCAAAAGAAATTAGAGCGTATGCCCTTAAAACTTTATTTGAATATCTTGTAGAGCGAGCAAAAAAGAAAGGGTGTAATTATATTTACAGTTTCACAGGCAATAAGAAGTGGGGTCAGAAGATGGAGTCTTATGGCATGAGGCTTGCCGAGCAGGATGCGGCGACTTATATAATGCCATTGAATAACGGAGATGTAAGCTTTATCAGCGATTAGGAGGTAAACTATGGGAGATTTAATGCAACAGGCTTTCGATGCTATCAAAAACCAGAGGGGGCAATCAAGGTTGACAGGCAATCAACAGTTAATGGGCGGCGCCAATCAGGATGAACCTCTGTATGAAGGCTACTTTGATGCCATGATGAAAAACAGAAGGGCGGACAGGGCGCAGGCAATACAACAGGAACAATTCAACCGCCAAATGCTTATGAGTAACCGCCAAATGAACATGAATGAAAAAATGATAAAACAGAGTAACGCCTTAGGGTGGGGACAATTAGGCGCACAAGCTTTGGGGTATGGTATGAAAGCCATGCAGCCAGCAATAGATAGATGGCTTGCGCCATCACAGGCGACTACTCAGTCAGAAACACAGTCATTAGGAGGCAGTTATGGTGGGTCTCAGTTCTCTGATGACCAGTATCCAGCATTTACACCATACGACAAGGCGCTGACGGATATGTATGACCCATCCAGCACTACATCCTTTATGGGTGATTGGTTTGGTGATTGGTTTGGTGATTTGTTTAAAATGTTTGATTTTAGTTTCGATGTCTTTTAGGAGGATTGCGAGATTATTAATTTCTGATATTAATTTCCGATAAGGAGGCAATAATATGAATGTACCATATACAAGTCCAGCAGTTTTGGGTGAAGGGTTTGCCAAAGGGATAGAGATGTATAACCAATCCCAGCAAGCAGCTCTGAACAGAAATCAGGCTTTGCACGCTAAACTGCAATATGAGAAGGCAATGGAGTTTATACCGCTTGATAAAATAGCAAAAGGTATCCCGCCTGATTTGCAGGAGCCGATATTGAAAATAGCTGAAGGCGGCGGATATATAAAGGAAATCAACGGCGTGAATGGTGTGCACAAATACCAGTTACAGAACTTTATGAAAGACTTCGCACGAAACAAACTATGGCAGGCTACTGTATTGGAAGAAGCCTCTAACATGATTGCTGAAAGGCTTGAGCCAGCTAAACAGGAATATCAGCAGCTTCAGGCTCAGGTACAGTCAGATTTGGCTGAATATCAGGGCAGGATTAAGGATATAAAAGGGAGGGAAGCCAAATTAGGGTACCCACTCAATTCTCAAATCAGAAAGATTGAGGAAGAGATGCGGCAGTATCAGACCACAAGCCCCGCCTTTGCCAAAATGAAACAGCTTGAAAGCGATATAATGAAGGCAACTGAGCTACACTTGAAAAGAATAAATGCGCTTGGTATGATTGAAACTGGTTATGAAAATGATACAAAAAAATACGGTAGGGAAAATGCGCTGAAACTTTATCAGGGAATGGTATCAAGAGAAGCCCTTGATTATAATCTGGAACGCCAGAAACAGCGAGCCAAGTATGAAGAAATAGAAAACATAGAGCGTATGAAACAGGCAGGTGCGACCACAAGAGCTGGTATGAGAAACAACTCTACTCGTGGACTCCCGCCAGTTGGACAGTGGGAAGAGGAACAGCCCAACTTCCTTAGCCGTGCAGTAAGAAGTGTATTCGGCGGCAAACCCAAAGATGAAGGGGAAGAGATAGACACTAAAGAGATAGACATTAACCGGTACTTAAAATAGGATACTAGCTCATGGACTTGTGGGAAAAGATTCGTAGCCAAAAGAACTTTCAGTCTTTGGATTATGAAAAACAGCTTTTAGTCGGAGAGAATTTTTTCAAGCAGGAGATAGCAGAGAGTGAAGCGTTCAAATCCCTGAAGACAGATGAAGAAAGAAACAAAGTCTACAAGAACTTCATGGCTACGTTGAAGCCGACAGAAGATTTAGCTAAACAACAAATAGCGAACAGAAAAAAACCAACCTTTCATACAGGTTTTGTAATGCCTGCTGTTAAATCGGTTGGTGAGGCGGCCGTGGCTGCTGCAACTATGCCAGTTGGCTTAATCGTTGGTGGGGGGCAGTTTGTGACTGAAGGTGTTGGACACGCTGCACTGGCTGGCATTGATTTGTTGCAAGGTAGAAAAACCACCCCTGCCGCACAGACTTTAGCTGATATGAGTGAGCGTGCTTTAGGTACAGTAGAGAAACTTACCTATATGCCGAAATCAAAAGGAGGGCAAGCTATTGTAGAGACCGCATTACTTCCTTTTGAAAATTTGGCTGAAGCAGGACACCGAAAACAATCCGAATATTATGACAAAGCAGATATTGCACAAATGAACGGATGGGGCAATATTGCTGACAACCTAAGAGCGAAAGGTTTTTTAGTCGGGTATGGTAGTGAGGCATTACCGCTGTTACTACCCTTTTTATTCAGGGGCGGAATTGGCATTTCGAGACAGGTAAAAACTGCGTATAACCGTTTACCTCATAGAACAAAAATAGTTCTTTCAGAAACCCAACGAAATATAAAAGCAGATATGGATGCTGGTAAATTGTCTAATGCTCAAATCAAGGAAGCTTGGAAAAATCCGGAAAACAGGGAAGCAATCCTAAATAAATATGTTAGGACACAGCAAACACCAGAACAAGCAACTGTAATAGAGCAGGTGTTTCAAAAGAAGAAAGCTGCAAAGCCCGCAGAATCCGTCCAAGAATCTATTATTATAGACAAAACAGGACAAAAGAAAGTAGTGACTGGGCAAAAAGGGAAGGGGCAAAGACAATTATCCGAAGCTGAGTTAAAAGCGTACCATGATGAAGCTGTAAAAAGCCACGATGCTAAGGCAAGAAAGCTTAATAATTTAGACCCTAATCCCACCATTAAGCAGGGCGTGGTTGAGCCTGTAGGGGTTGATATGTTGCGAAAACGGGGTATAACTGAATTGACTTCAGAGCAAGTCCCCTCTCAATACCGTGTAGCAATTAAAGATAATAAGGGGAATATCATTAAAGGCAAAAAAGGGGAAACACATGGGCAGCAAATAGAACGCCTGTTAAAAGAAGGCAAAGATGTGGCGTGGGGTAATGAGACTGGTTTTGTAGACACTAAAGGACAATATATAAAACAGGCACAATCTCCTAAAGTTGCAAAAATATTAGAAGCACAGGAAGGGGCGGGTGTTCTTACTGCCGATAAATTAGCTAACCTTGATGCAAGAGTGGCAAAGATAAAAGTAAATATAAATAGACTGAAGGCGGAAGCAGAGACTAACCCTAAATTAGTTGAGACTAATATTAAGAAAATAGAAGCCCTCATGAACGAAGCATATGAGATACAGAGGAAAGTAATTGACGCTAAAAAGAAAGCGGCACCGCCTGCTGCTACCCTTGATGTGCTTGGTTTACAATCTATCTGGGAGAAAGCTGCCAAGTTGGTATCCAGTAAGACATCTAAGTTCTTGAGCCTGTTCAGAACAAAGCCAGAGTTAAAACCTGCCCTGCAAAAAGGTTTGGAGTCCATGATAGAACATGACAGGGCTATCAGAAATGTAGAATTCATGGCTAAAGAACTGACAAAAATAGTCAATGATTTCCAGCCCGATAAAAACAGACAGATGCTCATGGTTCATGCTTATGAACATAAGATGCGGGGCAAATACTGGGAGCAGCTTACTGAGCCTGAGAAGAAAATGGTAAAATGGGCGGCGGCTGAGAAGCAGAAACTCAATGACTTTATCGAAGAAAACAAAATCCTGACAATGATGCACGATAAGAAAATAAACCATATATACCACCATTGGATAGATGCAAAGACTGGTGAGGCTTATAAGGCATTTTATGGGAAGTTCAGCAAAGGTTTACCTCAATCGAAGCAAAGGGAAATCCCAACTTATGAAGTTGGTATTGAAAAAGGATTGAAACCCGCCACAACTAACATAGGTGAACTGATAGGGCTGGAATGGATTGCTGCAACAAGGGCGAATAGTGCAAGGGCTTTAATCAAAAATTTATATGGCATAAAGGGAGACCCGAATACCAGTATTCAATTAAGATTTAACAAGGAACCTGTCCCTATCAGAATGGTAGAACGGTGGGATATGCTTGTGAAGCAGGGATTAACGGAAGGATATAAAAGGTATACAAACCCTGCATTGGATAAAGCGATGGCTTTCAAGACAGCCGATGGTAAGGTGGTTATTTTCAAAGGTGCTGTTGGTATTAGGGAAGAACTGTATCCGTTTGTGCGTTCTTATATAGAATCGCCCAGTTATGGGAAGCTATCTCAATTAAATTTTGTCTCCAAGAGCATGAAACTAGGCATGAGTTTCTTTCATATTGTATCTTTGGGCGTTCAGGAGCTGGCTAATATGAGGGTGCCGTTTACCCATATACCTGAAGGGCTTCGTATGATTAAAGACCTTACACCTGAAGTAAAAATCCTGCACCGAGAAGGACTTGAGTTATGGAAAGGTTACGAGGACTTGGGATATAAGAACAAGTTCTTTGAAGGGACTGGTCTGGTATCAAAGACTGGGAATGTAGTTACAGCCCCAGTTCGTTTAATGCGTGACTTTATTTTTGATATTGTCCAGCCAGGGATGAAAACATCTTTTGCTGTTATGCAGTTCAATAAGCTACTCCCGAAATATTTAAAACAATATAGTCCAGGGCATTCAGTAGAGAGTGTGATGGCTGCTATAAAGCAGAATAAAAAACTACCAGAAGGCGCCTTAAAATGCGCCAGAGAGGTAGTCCAGAAATCTGATGGGCATTTTTCAGGGGAGCATTATAAGCGTTCCTTATTGGAGACCAACCGTTTTATGGTCAAAGCTTTTTTCACACCCGAAGCCAGAAAGCTGTGGCAATGGCTGTTGTTGTCTTTTACATGGCAGAGAGAACATTTACTTGTGGCAAAGAATGTGTTTAAGTCATTCCTGCCTGATGCGGCAATCAAGAAAATGGGACTGGCTGAAATGGGCGCAATCAAGGGGCAATACCGAAAATACCTGCTTGGCGGGTTAATGATAGTTGGTGCTGTTGATTTGTTTAACCAGATGACTACTTATGAGATGGACGGTGAAGCTAAACATATTTGGCAGAACCCTCGTGGTAAGCGTCTAGCTGTAAGGGCATGGTGGAATGAACCTGATTACTTTACTACAGATAAAGATGGGACTGTGCGATTTGTGCAAGGAAGGCCAGCCTACATTAGACCAATCAAATCTTTATTTGAAGTGGCTGAATGGGCAAATGACCCGACCTCTAAGTTCTTTTATAAAGTAGCGCCAATAATTTCCGCTATAATGAATTTGAGGGATACTCAATTTCCACAAGGTAGAAGTGGTTTTGAGAAGACGAAGGATTTCCTGTTCGATGTTTACACTCCGATTGTTCTTAGCCAAGCAGGTGAAGTAACAAAGGGTAAAAAGGATTGGAAGGGCGCAGCCCTTTCCTTCTTTGGTATGCCCACAAGTAAAGACCCTAACCGTAGGACTGTTGACGCATTAATAGGGAAGTATTTATCTACCAAAACTAAAAAGGACTATGATAATCTAAAGGCTTATATAGATAAAATGCCTTCCGATAATATCAAGCGCAATATGATAAAGAAATACAGAAATGAAGTTCTGATAATCAATGAAAAAGATAAGGACTTTTGGCGTGAGGCGCTGAAAGCCAGACCAGAAAAAAGAGCCAGAATGCTTTACGATAGATGGTCTAAGATGCCTGTCAATGAGGAAGCCAGAGAAAAAGAATTAGCCCAGCAATTAGAGAGCTTCCTGACTGACAAGACTATTGAGGAGTTTATAAAGATAGCCAACAAGATGTAGGAGAAAAAGACTATCTTCCAGAGGCTACAGGGCGGAGCTATTTAACCTCTTTTTTACATCCCATTCTTCACTTTCCAGTAATTTACTAGGGCAAGGAAGCATCCGTAGCCTTTTTTTCTTTCTTCGTCTGTAAGCCAAACCAGGACTGAATTAGCGTTATGTTTGTTAACGTATAGGATACCACATTTTTTGTTGCGTCCCCTGTCATACGCCCCTAATTGCATATGTTGGTCATGCCAGGTTTTTACTTCTGTTAACAAATCCTTCTCAGTCGTTTTTATATCAATGATTTCGGTTTCACTTTCCAAGTCTATTTTACCACCATAGGTTTCAGTAGCAAAGGATTGTTCGCATTGCCATTCTCTTTTGCCTATTTTTGTTTCCAATTCTTTAAGGGCGGCAAGATAAAAACCCTGTCCCTCTTCTGGTAGTTCTTTCCCCTTCAAACCATCCTCTATCCATGCGTGGATTTGCTTACCTCTTAGGGCGGCTTGTTTAGATTGCTCATTGGCGTCCTGCTTTATCCTTGCCAGAAAGAACTCATCAGCCTCCCCTTCCTGTCTTTCAAGTGTAAGGCAGGATAATATATGCTGGTCAATTATCCATGACTGTAGCATGGGCTTGGCTGCCAGAGCTATTATGGAAGTGACACTTGGTTTCAGGTTTAATTTCCTTGCGTCCCTTAGCGTAGTGTTACGGCGCTTGCCGTTCTTCCCTATGATTGTGTATTTGGGCGTCCCATCTGCTTCATACCAATGCCCTTGTTCTGATGTTTGTTCCAGAATTTTTTCTTCATTGTTGTCCATTTTATCGCCCTCCAAGAATTAGTCTAACAAAGAATTAGTCTAACAATTTCTGTCAGTTGTTTATCAGTTGTTTATGTTTGGCTTTTGTTCTTCACTCCAAAAAAATGCCTTCCTTATTTCGATTCCCTCTTTTAAATGACTATCTGTTACCCACATAAAACAAGCACAATCATCGGCTGTATAGTTTTTAACCGGAAGATTTTTATGTCGGCTATTGTCATTGTCGGATATATTTTTCCAATAGAGGCAAAGCGTTTTTGTTCACCATTTTTATAACCATTTATTTTATCGCCGTATAATTGCTTGCTTGAATATTTCCACGGCGGGTCAGCATAAATTATGTTGTTTTTTTTCATTTTAAATTAAACCAAAATAAAATATAACAAAGGCAATCCAGCCGAGCGCTACGCTCCGGCTGTTTTCTGCGTTATTTCGCCAATTCCTTCATTCTTTCTTCTTCCCATTTCCTATCGGCAATAATTTCTGCACGTTCTAGTCTTGCCTCAAGTTCGGCTTCTTTATCGCCATAAGGGTCAAAGTCAATAGCTCCGTCTTCAAATCGGCTAAACATCTTGGTCATTTCGTTACCCCCTTTCGTTTCGCAAATTTGTCAAACCTTATTTTTAAATAATGGACACCGCCAATTATATACCCGTCCATCTTCGGAAACGCCGATTGCCTTTGCTGTTTCTTCTGTGCAGCTACCGTCTGCCATATAACCTGAGTCTATCGCCTTTTCATATTTACAAATCCAGTCCATTTTTTTTTCATCATATCCCTTGGCGCACTCATCACAGTTATATGATTTCCAATCTTGATATTGTGAGCCACAATAAAAAGGCACACTATTATTTTTTTTGTTCATAAGCCACCTCAATAAAATCTCATTCCATAATGCCTTTGATTTTTGTGGTATAGTTTGTTCTGTATTTTTTTTTCTGGCATTCTGTTTTTTTCGCTTTCTAAAAACAATCTGAAGAATCTTGGCATATCAGTTCCATCAAGGTCAAGGGAGAAGAGCCAGGCGAATGCATCCCCAAGACTCATGGAGTAAGTTACCTTTTCTCTTGCTATTACCGAAAGATAAAAGTTTTTCCACTTTCCCTTCTCAACCATTTTGTCCTTGAGGGCAATCATATCTTTTTCATCCAAAGGGTGTTCAGTTTCACAATCTCGGTGCTTATTGCATAAAATACACACTTCGCATGTCCCCACTGGGGTGCTTTTCACCCATTCCGTATGGGTACGCCACTCATGTCGACACCATCCCATATAATCATATATCTTTTTAATATTATCTTCTCTGGTCATCACTTAACCTGTCAATCCAGCCGAGCGCTACGGCTATTTTTTGCGGTTGGGCTGCTTATCCTTTGCCGTCCGCAAGCGCCACGAAACAATAAAATATTTTGTATCCTTTTTATCAATGGTCATGTTTTCATCAGCCCATCTTCTTAATTCATTATGATTCAAAAAAACAGCCCTTACAGATAAAACGTAAAATTAGTTTTTTTAATATCTTTCATTAAAATCCTCCTAAAAAAATCAGATAACCAGTCAATCTAATCAACTGTTATACCGCACTGCCAAGCTCGGCGGTACATTCAACTTCGTTGCCCCATACGTCCCAGCCTATCTCTGGGTAGCGGCAAAACAACTCCACGCGGGGAACATCACCGCAAAGCCAAACTATCATTTCCCGTATTTCGTCTGGCTTTCTACTATGTTCGCGCCTCGGTGAGACGACCAGTTCCCTCACTGACGCACTTTTTCTCTTTTGGCTTTTCTTTCGTTGCCAGTAAGCGCAGTTCTGAATTACTACGCGTCCAGTTCCCCCCGCCGAAAAAGTATTTGCCCGTCGCTGTCGTCTTAATCCAGTTGAACGCAACAGTCTTATAGGTAAACCCCATGCCTCAATGCAGCGCAACGCGAGGGGTAGCTCGGAGTTCATCACCCACAAAAACAGGACACAATTTGCGTCTGCTATCGAGCCAACTGGCAAGGCCACTATGTCTTGTGCCTTCATCGTAGAGTATAGGTTGGCCTTAGCGTCATCACTCAGCCCTTTTCGGTTCTGGAAGTTAAACGGCCACGGGGGGTCGGCATAAATAATACTGTATTTCTTCAAGTCTGCAACTCCTTAAATGTGCGGTATAACAATCACATCAACTCGGACGCGGAAACAGCCCCGCGCCGGTTATGTGAAGCGCTAAGTGGATAAAGCCTTGTGGCATTTTGCACACACCGATTTATTATTATCAGCTATGCGGTCACAAAAATCACATAGCCGGAAACCACCATTGACGGCTCTTTGAAACCTTCGTGCAGCAGAATAAAGACTTTTTGCCGTTATTGCACCGAATGGATACGGCGTTCGTCCCCACAAAATATAGAAGCATGTTTCGTCGTCAGCGTTTGGTATTGCTGCTTTGATTATGTCGTGTGTTGTCATAAAAATAAAAACCTCACTTAACTAGTCAATACTAGTCAATCCAGCCTATCGCTACGTTCCGGCTGTTTTCTGCGTTATTTCGCACTATTCAGCATCCGGCATATACTGCAGGAAAGCGCCCTTCCCTTTGCATGGGTCAAGAACCCGTCCAGAAGGGCAGAAAAAAGAAACAACGTCACGCGCCACATCATCCGGCGTGTAAACAACGTCAGATTGTATTGGCTCAAGTTCTATAAGTTCTATTTGTCTCATAATTTTAAAAATTCACTTAACAAATCCATGCAGCCGACTCGCTCACGCTGATGTCGGCGTTATCTTAATCACTAATTGTCAGTAGTATGTTGTCGTTTTTCTGGTATTGCGCAGCCCATGTATGAATATCTTTAATGGTTGCGTTTTCATCAAATACTTTTGTTCTTACCTGAGTCTCAAATGAATCAGGCGATACTTGAACTAAAGTTCTTATTTCAGCCACATAAATATAATTTACCAAACTCATATATCGTTACTCCTTTCTTTTTTCCTCCTGCCAGTATTTCTACCTGAGGAACTATCCTGTATGTGGGGATAAGCTCCCCATGTGCTTTTGGAGGGTGAGGCAGGATTTGATACCTGCATGATTGCGTAGCCCTCAACTTATGCCGCAATCGGAACTATCTTTCAAGTCGCCTCGTCTATACTCTTCCGCCACTCACCCCCAATATATTATTAACGCTATCGTAATGCCGATTACCAACGCCATCAACACCCACCTGATTGCAACCCACAACGGATATTGATTAAGTATATCGCGGATTGGCACCTTTATTTTTTGGGGAAATGGATACCAGTTCATCATAATTTCCTCCTTTACGGTCTGCCTATTTCCTTCCCCTGTTTTTGGACGCTTTGATTTCCACTTCCTGCCATGAAGGGGATTTGGCTTTGGCTTGCTGTGAATATTTGATAAATCCATACGTCTGGAGAACATTCTGCATATACCTTACATTGGAAGCATGATTTGTGGGGTGTCCGTGATAGTTCATCAATGCTTTGGGCAAATCACCGTTCACGGCGTCCAGTTTCTTCCGCATTATGTAATTCCCCGCCTTAACACCAGTCACATTACCATGCAAATCCCTTACGTCTTTAATAATATTCGCTTCTATCAGTTCGGGGACGTGACCTGGGCGGCTGATTATCTGGTGCAGACCCCTTGCCCCTGTTGAAGATACGGCGCCAGGAAAGAACAGGGACTCATTGTAGATTATGGCGAAAGCAAGTTCAGGCATATCAGAGTGCTCCAGAATAGCGTCTACAACAGCCACAAATGCCGCCTTATCCATTCTTTTGTCAGATAAGGGGTAGAATGTTTCTATGAGAAATTCTCTTGTCTCAGAGTCAATTCCGTGTTGTAGTGTTTTTGGATATGCCAGATAGCCGATAACTGTAAACTGTATAATCAACAGGAATGTCAGCCCCGCAATATACAAAGCCAGTTTCCGTTTTGATAATGTCACCTTGAGCTCATTACCTATATGCATTATGTAGCAGTGCGAGCAATGGAACTCACTCTTTTCTTTGTCCCACATACCCTTGCGTTTATTTTTACCGCACTTAATACAGTTGGTTTTGGCTTCCAACTCTACGTAATCGTAGTGTTTATTGCTTTTCAGTTCAGGATTAATTAGTTCACGCAATATCTTTATCATTTTTCCCCCTTATAATTCTTGCCCCAGTAAAAGAGTCTAGTATAATAGACACTATTCTGTTGGATTCATTAGTTCCAAAAAAAGGCTATTATAGTGTCTTATTGTCGCATCTATCCCCTTAGATTCCTTTATTATGCCCTGATTAATACAGGCGACTGCAATATCTTTAGCATAAGAGGCAGCGAAAGACTCATTTTTGCCAGCCATTTGGTTACGTGGATAATAATGAGTAGCCTTTGTTTTTAGTTCCTCTACATGCTCAGGTACATGCTCAGGCACATCAGTTAGCGACTCTTTAGGCTGTGTAACTTGTTGTGGGGCTTGTTGTGGGGCTTGTTGTAGATTTTGAGTACCCTTTGGTAGCGTCATAAAAGTTGCAGTCTTGTCTTTGCTTTGGAATGTATAGAAATCTATAGTTGAGTTTACAGAGTTACTGACTACATCCATTGTAGCAGGGTCAGTACAAAGATATTGTACCTGTTGACCGTTTACTTCCATCAGCACAGTTAAGTAACTCCCACCAGCTTTCTTTGCCTTTTCGTAAAAACTGATTACTTTTCCAACCATTTTTAGTCCTCCTTTTTTTCTTGTTTTGGGATTATTTGTTCTGTTATTCTATCCAGCGCATTAGCTATGCGCTCTAGCTGATAGACCACAAGTAGCTCATGCGATTCCTTTAACGCTTCCATCCTACAAGATTCGCATAAACCGCTTGCGCTATATGCTTCTTCCTCCCCTTTACTCTTAAACGTAAGGGGAGCCCCACATTCAAAACAATTACAATCTTTTTTATCTACCATAATTTTATCTACCATAATTTAGCTCCCTTCTCTTTTTTTTTGGCGCCTCAAAACTAGCAAAATCCGCCGAGCTTGTCAAGCTTTTTTTCACACGGCGTGACGAGTTTTTTTAAAAGCCAAGAAAATCCGAGACTTCCGACCCGATAAAAAAATAACTTGACAGGGTGTGAAGATTTTGCTATGGTGTGAGCATGAAAAAACAGACTTATTTTAGAAAAATAGTCAAGTTAAACCGAAAGAAGTTAGTAAAGCGGCATGGGTTCCGTCCTTCTACGGTATCAATGTGGGTTTCTGGTTCCAGGATACCTAACTGGAAGAACGCAAAAAGGTTGGCAGCCTTATTGGATATACCAATATCTAATATGCCGTATTACAGAGCAGAAAGAATATTAGACTAACACTACGGCGGGTACAAGCTGTCAGTAATGCGCTTGACGTTCCCCAACGTGCCTATTCCCGCCGTAGTGTAAGGCGAAAGGGGTGTTAAATGAATAGTGAAATGAAGGAATGGGCATTAAGATATGCCGAGGCAGGTTTTTCTGTTATACCGGTAAACCATGACAAAAAGCCCATAATCAAGTGGGAACCTTACCAAAAAAGGAAAGCAACAAAAGAGGAAATAGAAAAATGGTGGACTATAACCCCGACTGCTAATATCGGAATAGTTACGGGCTCTATTTCTGGTGTGGCTGTTGTGGATATTGATACGCCAGACCTAAAAAATGAAATGCTAGATAACATTGAAACCCTGGCAGCTCCGCCTATCTCATTAACTCCAAGGGGTGGCAGGCATCAATGGTATGCTTATCCACATGAGGAAGTCCGTAACACTACTGGTATGTTCCCTAATGTGGATTTTAGAGGGGAAGGCGGTTATGTGTTAGTTCCACCTAGCACTAATGGAAATGGAAAGCCATATTCATGGAAAAATAGCATTTTAGATAATGATTTACCTATCCTTCCTAAAGATATTATTTATATAATAAAAGGGCAAAAACCGAAAAATGCTGAAAAAGAGGACGAACTCCTTGATTTTGCGGGGAATTCGGCGTGTCAGCACCGTGTCAGCATGCTGACAAATGCTGACAAATGCTCACAAATGCTGACAGAGGGGCGGCGGGACGATGATTTGTTTCATATCGCTAACTGTTTAGTAAAAGGAGGCGCAAAGTATGCAGAGATAATGAAGGTCATAGAAATTCTTGCTAAATCATGTACTCCACAGTTTCCTATAGACCAAGCTATGGAAAAAATAAAGAGCGCCCTGAATAGGACTGAGCGTAAAGAACGCACAATCATGGAAGATGTAAGAAACTGGTGCATGATGCAGGAAGGTTTTTTTAGTGTCAATGACTGTTGTATCGCCCTTGCTGTTAGCACAAGGCAGGATAAGAATGCTGTATATACGTCAATGGGCAGGCTTGTCAAAGAAGAACTAATAGAAAAATACGGCAAAAAATCAGGTTGCTATAGAAGGATTGAACGTGATGTAACGGAAATGGATTGGGAAAATGCGCCTACACATGACCTTGCAATAGATTATCCTTTAGGGATAGCAGACCTGGTTAGAACATATCCATCAAATATTATCATAGTAGCAGGCACAAGCAATGCGGGAAAAACTGCCTTCTTATTAGACTTTGCCAGGAGGAATGCCAGTAGATTTAAGGTGCATTACTTTAATTCAGAAATGGGGTTGAGTGAACTAAAGATGCGCCTTGATTTATTTCAAGGTGTAACAAGAGAAACATGGCGTAAAATAAAATTCTATGAAAGGGGGGATAACTTTGTTGATGTCATTGACCCTAATGGGATTAATGTCATAGATTATCTAGAAGTATTAGATGAGTTCTGGAAAGTAGGGGCGGCAATTAAAGGAATACATGATAAGTTAAAGAATGGTATTGCAGTAATAGCAATACAAAAGAACAAGGGTGCCGACTTAGGTAGGGGTGGTGCATTAGGATTAGAAAAACCACGCCTATATTTAAACATAGAACATGGTAATTGTAAAATTATCAAGGCTAAAAACTGGCGCAGTACTGAAAACCCAAGTAATATGTCAATCAGCTTTAAACTCGCAGGTGGCTGGAAAATAATTCCAGACCAGAAAGGATGGTGCAAAGAATGAGTGATAATAATTTTGAGCTAACTCCAGAAGGATTTTGGGTAATCGTAAGAAACCCTAAAAGCCCGCAATCTAATATGCCGACTAAAATATATACGAACTTTAATCATGCCACAAAAGAAATGAAACGGCTCACCATAAAAGAAAGGGATAGTTTTTATCTGATGAAATCAACAATAAAATGCAGTCCATCCGGGGAAGTAAGATGGGATTTTTTAGAATAACGAAAGGATAGCAAATGACAAAAGAGATACAAACAGTAGGAGAAAGATTCTTTGAGGTTATGACTTGGTGGCAGGAAGGTGTTAAGCTTTCAAAAACAGGATTCGTATTGATGGGTAAAGCAATCTATATATTTAAAAAGGAAAAATTGTGGCGTAAAGAAATAGAACATATACCGACTTTTAAATATTGGGTAGAACATAGTCTCCATATATCAGTAGCGCAGGCACACAGATTAGCACAAGTTTATGTAATGGTAGGGTATTTACTAGAAGAAATGTCTATAAGTGTAGATATATCAAAGATAACCTTGTTGCTGCCATATATGGCCGAAAAAACAGATGCTGAAAAAAGAAACCTATTGGAAATGGCAAGCATTTGTACAATAGAAGATATAAAAAACAATATAAAAGAAATGACTGGTAACAAAGATAAATGTACTGATGTTTGCCCTCATTCCGAAGTTGAACTGATAACCCGCTGCCGCCAATGTGGTAAATGGCTTAAATAACGAAAGGGTTGATATGAAAGCACAGCCCAAACCAGTAAAAGCGCCTAAGAAAAAATATAAATTTAAAAGGAAAAAAGTATCTAAGAAAACACTCACAAAGAAAACACTCACTAAGAAAACAGATAATAAGAAAGAAGAAAGAAAACGACTGGAAAAAGAATTACTGGGTTTATTTAGTAAGATAATTCATGCAATCTATCATAACAAATGCGCCTGCTGTAACAAGGCGGGGACAGATGCGCACCATTTTTTTGGCAAGCAAGCATATCCTTCAGTCAAATATAATACAGATAACGGAATTTTGTTATGCGCAGGTTGCCATCTTTTTAAAGTTCACCGTAAAGGGCAAACTGAAATGGTAAGGGATGCGTTGATTAACCGTATAGGATTGTCCCGATTTGAGGCGTTAAAAAAAGAAGCCAATGAGGTCAAGCGCTATAAATTACCTGACCTCATTGACCTCAAGGCTAGACTACTCGCTGAGCTTGCGCGGTCTGGAATATTTATTAATTAGGTAATTAATATTATCCAGTTTATTATTAACGTCACCCTTTAGGGCGCCCAAAAGCTCCCGCAAGTATTCAGCCATCTTGAAGTTGTCCTCATTAAGTTCGGCTATAAGCTTATTCTTACATAAGATGTTGTCTTTTAGCGCGCTAATTAATTTGTCTGTATTATTCATCGTTACCCCCTTCACATACCAGTTTATACTTAGGATAAGTATGCGTTTCTTCTCCTACCTGTATGAGCCTACAAGTTGCACCTTCTACTTTTTCATAATTCCAATAAGGCGTAAGCAATATTCTGCCTGCCTTACCATTGAGATACCATGTAGGTCTATCTTCCGACCCCCCTTTTTTATCCAACATAATACCCTGCTTGGCAAAAAGATTAAGGGTTGATTTGACTTCGTCCATACTCAGAGCCGACCATGACAGGTAGATAGTATCTGCATCCAAGTAGATATCAACCTTTTCTGGCATAACATTACGGCAGATTTCTAAGTCCTTCCTTAGCCCTGTAACTTTTTTTATTTGCTCTACATAATACTTTACTTTAGCCATAATTAATTTGTCCATAGTATTTCCTCCTTAGTATTTCCTCCTTAGAAACTTGGCAATCATTTCTTTCTTTTTTTATAGCCCTTTTTATTTATTTGCGCTTAAAATTTTTAATCACAAATTCAAAAATTTCTTTTGCCTCTATATGGTATTAAAAAATTCACTTAACAAAATTCACTTAACAAATCCATGCAGCCGACTCGCTCGCGTTGCTCGCTCACGCTGATGTCGGCGATATCCAGTTTATTTTCTTCGTCACACCTCCTTATATAACTGCTCTACAATGTTAATTAACAATAGCCGTTCTGACTGGCTACCACTCGTAAATTCTTTCTTAATTATCCGCAGAAACTTGACAAACATTTCTGCCTTAACAGCTTCAATGAGCTTTAAATCTTTAGCGG